TCATGCTCATGATGGTATTCAGTTCAGCTTTTGTCAACATCTTCTCGTTCCTCTTTCACTCGTTGCATTTTACCTGCTGTGTACCCATGCTTAAACTTGATGTGGTACTGAGCCTGTTCATTACTATCATACTGGTTGTCGTATGTCAAGGCATGATAGCCATTGTGATAGCCCATGATGTAGGCATCATCGTACTTGTTTCTCATCCTTCTGCTTGTCCTTCTTCCTGTCGTACTTCTTCTTGTTGGGTACTACCTGTGACCTACGCCTGTGCGTCTGCAACAGGGACTTCGCCACTGGATTCACTCTCCTCAACATCAAACAACTCCTTGGGATAGTCACTGTAATCCATCAGCCCATGCTTGTCAAGTAGTTTGTACAGGCTTGTAAGATAGTTTATCATGTCAGCACGTTTGTACATCATGTGATAGTCAAACTCTGCTGCTAAGTATGCCTTATTAATTGTCATTGCTCACTTCCTCCAACTCTACCCAGTACTGGTGTGTGAATATCTTGTAGTCCCCCTGCCTACAGGCAGTGAGGATGTCCTCTAGTTCTTCTGCCCTGTCAAACAGCACAGGCTCACCAATCCTTCCATCATAGACACCACCATCCAGTGGTAAGCACTCTAACTGTCCTGTGTCATCGTTCTGATAGATAGACAGGACAATATTGTCATCAATAGGTACTAGGATATTACTCATCGTACTCTCCATCGTCACAGATAAAGGGAACCCAGACAATCGTCTTGTCCTTTAGCATCTCCAGCCTTTCTGGTGGTAGTGGTAAACCCATCTCCACAGAGATGAGGGATGTGTGGTCAGTCTCCACAGGGATATCCCATTCAGGCAATACCCCTTCAGCAGACAGCGCATGTAGTTCCTCATTCAGTTCATAGCTTGTCATAAGCATCTTGTCCTCCTAGAATACTGGTTCATAGTTAAGGCCAGCCTCATGACTAGCCCTTAGTCTCTTTAGGCGTTGCTTCATTGCTGATACGTCCTGCCCCTCCCACTCAGCATCCTGAATGTGGTTGGCTAGTGCTTTCATCTCCTTGACAATAGACACTAGACGCTCATCATCGTCTATGTTCCTGTACATGGTTTCTATGTACATGCTCACTCCTATCCAATTACAAAGCCACTGGTGTCCTGCTTTGCCCTGCCCTTGGCGTATAGTGCCACCACTACACCCTTAGGGTCAAGGAACCTCAGGTCATCCTTGTCACCATCTACTACCTTGAAGCCCATGTAGGTCTTGGGTATCTTGTCCTTGTCCCTGAACACTACTGCCATGTTGTGTCCCTGATGCTTGCACATCTGATCCAGCACCATGTCACTGTACCTAGTACTAGCCTCACTGTAGCTCAGTGTCAAGTGATAGTTGTCAGGCAGTGCCTTACGCACTCGCTTGATGTCCTTGGTGTAGTCATAGAACTGTACGTCTGGAAACTGCTCCATGATGCCATGACGCTCCCAGTGAATGTCGCTGGTGCCATTGAGCCTGACCACTGGCGTTATGCCCTTCTTGATACAGTACGCCCTGAACTTGGTGATATCCTGAATCAGGTCAGCAATGAACACCTCACGGAAGTCACGCCACAAGATAGTCTTGCGCTGTCGTGCTGCCTGTACACTGTTCATGGCTCCACGCCCTGCACTGTATAGACACCCTGCCTTACAACCTGCCAGCACTGCCATAGGACAGACATTGATTCCGTCCACTGTATCTGCTGGTGCTAAGTACAAGATAGCAGTCAAGTACTCACTGCCATCACCCTTCACTGTCTTGGCGTTATTACCCACGCCTAGTAGCTTTAGTTTCATGGTCACTCCTCCTAGCTATAACAAGGTACAACGATGTCAGGGAGAATACATCGTTGTCCCCTATATTGTCAAGCTTTGGAAAACTTGCCTTCAGCATCACGTGCCTTCAACGCAAGGTATCCTTGGTTGTTGGACATAGTACCAACAGCCTTGCCATACCTAGCAGTCTTACGACGGAACTGTACTTCTTTACGTGTAACGATTGTGATTGTCTTTTGCATTGCTTCTACTCCTCGCAATATAGGCGCACCATTGCACCTTGTTATAGCTAGGGATTTGTCCTTGCTATCGGACTCCACCCTAGCTTGGCCAAGCACTCACGCCCCACCTTGCCTAACCTTCGCCATCAAGGGTTTTATAGGGTCTGTAGCCACGCCGTTCCACGGACTTCGGTTGTCTTATCGCTATCAAGCGTATGTGTTCTTCTATTCTCTTAGTCTAGTCTTAGTCGTATTCGTTAGTCAAGTCTTTTATTCGGTCTGCGTATTCTTTTTTAGTCTATGGCCTAGCAAGGTTGAACGTGTCGCCTATGCGCTTTCTTTTGGCCTATCGTTAGCAGGTTGTCTTACCGTTGGCAGAGCGTCGTTGCTTTCGATGGTTAGATAATGGCATAGGCAAAAACAAAAAACAAGAAAAAGTTTGTCAAAGATTTGACAGGTAAAGCGTCAAGATTTTGACAGGTTCTTATATATATTATAAGGTGTATAGGTTGTTTAGCATGAACAAAACAAGAACAGATAGAGAAAGACACAAAGGCAATGCTTAAAATCCTAAGGATACCAAAGAATCTTAGCCACGCCTAACATTGTTAAGAATGTTTAAGAATGTTTAGGATGCCAAAGAATATAAGGTATGCCTAACATGGGGGTACCCGCGCATATTGTTACATTATATACCCCCTCAGATTTTTGTGTCATTTTTTTGACTTACTCTGATGACCGATACATAAGACAAAAGAAAGACCAGTAAGCAGTAACTATAGTTATCTCTAACACCATACACATACCTAAGGATACCTAAAGATACCTAAAGATACTATAGTACTACTTACTATATAGTTATATTCAACCTTACACTATAGGGGAACTTTAGAGAGCTAACCAGCCCTCCTGCTTACTGCTCCTCTGTCCCATATTAAGGTGAGACATGAACTTATCTAGTTCTTGGTCTAGTCTTTCTTCTTTTCTTGTTCTGATTTCTGTATCTGCGTCAGCAGCCATCTGGTCCACCCAGTACTGGACTGCCATAGCAAGAACGTCAAGCCTGTCGTCATGTGCCAATGCTCCTCTCTGCTTGGTAATCCTAGTCATCTGGTAGGTAAGCATATACTTCATACCCTTTTCAGGGGGCATGTTCTGAACACTGTCATAGTCCTTCTGGATAACCTTAGGGTCTATAACAAGCTTGTGCTGGTTCATGACAGGCTCTAGCGTGTCTATGATCCTGTGTTCCTTCTGTTTACTGTGCCTGACCTCCTCAAGGGCTGTAGGGTATGTTCTAAGCAAGTAGGGCTTAATAAGCTCCGTAAACATACCATCACCAAAGTTACTCTCAATTAATACCATATTAACTGAGTGTATCTTAGCGAGGTCACAGAGATGCTGTAATGTAGTATCAGAGTATCCACCCTCAACACCACCAGCATCCACTACATACAAATAGCCGTTAAGCATCTTAACTACAGCATAAGCTGTTTCATCACTACCTCTACCAGAGGGGTCAATGGCTAAGACAGAGCCTGTGTAGTTACTCCTGCCCACTGTGTCTTCGGGGGCATAGAACTTATCCCCAGACAAGCCTACATTAGGCAGGTCGTGCATGGGCTTCATGATGCCATACACCATCTTCTCAGGGGCTGTGTCTTTATCACAGGAGTAAATTATCAGGTCGCTTAGTTTAAGCGGATATTTGTTCGCATCAGAAAGTGAAGTATCCAGCATAAACTGAAGAGCAAAACCACTTCTACCATAACTGAGTTCTCTTTCTAACAGGTCTTCGTCATCAAAGCGTTTAGGGTCCGTAGGAAGCCCATACACGGCCTCTAGCTTATTTTGTAGGGTTTCATACAGCGCAGGTGCTAGACGGCCCCCATAGGCCTTCTCAGAGCGTTCTAGGGTAGGGTATCGGGCAGGCCACACTCTCATCTGGTATCCACGTGCTAAAAGAGCATTGTAGAGAGACATCTCGTTCTGAGGTGTACCTAGGTAGATAATCTTACCTTCAGGCTTTAGAACAGCGTCAAACTCCTTAACGGTTTCCCCAAGTTTCTCTCGCATCATATGCGTCATAGAGTTGTTAGGAACCTCAACGTCATCAGCAATGATAATATCTGCACGTGAACCTGTAAGCTGTCCTGT